ACTCATGACTAAGTCATCATTATAGCCTTTAAGAGCTTCCGCTCTCCCATTATTAAATATAAAAACATATAATTCATCGATAAGTCTAATTGAATTTATTTTTATTTCTTTATCTCTTATAAACTTTGACAGCTTATCGATAATTAAAGGTCTACTTTTCATACTAGTTGTAAAACCAGGAATCATATTCTTTTCTTCTTTTCTATATTTGTTAGTAAATTGATTTTTTGCATCAACATACTTCATATCCCTCTTCATCCAGAATAAATTCCTATATTCTCTATCTAATAATACTTGTAATACTGCCCAGCCAACATTATTGTTCTCAACAACTAATATTGCATCATTATATTCAGTTCCAACTGACATTAATATGTTTGCATATCTAGTTGTATCAACTTTTGCCCTAAATTCAGCAACTTGTTCTAATTCTTCAACATCAATTACATGAAATGCTGAATAGTCACTGCCATCACCCCTCGCAACGTCTGCAGATATAATATATTTCTTACTTCTTTGTGGTTGTGACCAAATCCACATTGAATCTGAATATCTTTTCTCAATTGGCTGTACTTTTATTGCATCTTGATACTCTTTTATGATTTTAGCTGGTATAACTGATTGTCCTGAGCTAATAAAGTCACAATCACACTCTTGAGCTGCCATATCAGGACCTAATAGGCTATCTTGATCATTTCTCCAGTCTTCGCCCCTGTCTGGGTGAACTGTCCAGTGTAATTTGATAAAATTAAAATTATTTGTGCCCTCTTCAGCGCCTGTCCATGTTTGATGGAACCAATTTCCCATTCCATTTGGTGTAGATAGTGCAATACACTTACCTCCAGTTGCCAAAGTTTGTTGAGCTGCTCCCCATATCTCATCGATATTATTAATAAATGCTGCTTCGTCCATTACTAGCAAAGATAGCGCTTCAGAACGACCTGCATCACCTGTAGATGATATTGCTTTGATTTGTGATCCATTTTTGTATCGCAAAGAAAGTTTATTATCCTCAACACAACCTTGTTTTAACCAATCTGGCATCATTTTATGCATAACTCTAACTTTTGTTACTAAATTTTTAGCAACTTCTTGTTTTGTTGCTATAACAAGAATATTTTTATCTGCATGGAAATTCATTAACCACAAAGAATAACCTGCAGTTAGTGTTGATATGCCTAATTGTCTTGCTTTTAAGATAATATTATAATCATTATCTTTAAAGTCTTTTAATGTTCTCTCTTGAAACTGATATAAGTCAAATTTCATTTTTCCTTTTACAGGATGCTGAATATAGCAATATTCTCTCATAAAATAGACAGGGTCTAGAGCACATTTTACATATTCATCTCTAAGTTGGTCTTTTATTTGTTTATTTGTTGCCATTTTTAACTTCTTCAAGTAAATTTTTAAATTCTTCTTTTTTTTCTAGTAATGTTAGAGCATTTTTTGCTTCTTTTAACATTTTACCAGTCTTTTCAAATTTTTCCACATGCACAAAACCTGTATCGATATTTACTGGCTCAATATACTCAGTTTTTTCTTCTTTTAACCAATCAGTTAACTCATCTATATTATTTTGTATCATAGAAATCTTATTTTCAATAACTTTTGTCTTTTCATAAGTCTCAAATGTTCCATTTACACGCATTTCGTGCTCTATTTCTATTTGACACTCAAAACAATGTCCAAAAAGCCTCCACATCTTATCATCTAATCGTTTTTTCATAACTCTTTTACATTCAGGACAAAACCACGGCATTCTAGCACTTTGCATAACCTTTGTTAGATGGCTTTCAATATCACCTTGCTTTTCTTGTTTCCCTTCATAACCAATCATCACTCTTTTTTCAGGCTCCCTACCTGAT